ACTTTTTCTTTGAAGAATCTGGAGCTTTTGGACCTCCAGGTTTACTAAAGAATTCTTACAATGCTTCTCAAGATTGTGTTAGAGCTGGACTACAGAAAACAGGTATGATCACTATTTTTGGTACTTCTGGTGACCTTGAAAGTGGTACTGCAGATTATGCAGATATGTTTGAGAGACCAGCTGCTTTTGGATTACTCCCTATGAAGAATATATGGGATGAGGATTCAGAAGATCAAAATTGTGGATTCTTTCACCCTATTAATTGGAACTTAGAACTTAATTATGATAAGCAAGGTAACTCAGATAAAGAAGGTGCCAAGAAAGCTATTTTAGATGAAAGGAATGAAAAGATATCCGCTGGTGCAACTTCTGCTGAGATGCAGAAGAAACTACAGGAATTACCTTTAGGACCTAAGGAAGCATTTGGTGCAGTTTCTATAAATAATTTTCCAACTCTAGAATTAAAACTTAGACGTACAGAAGTAAGATCTAAAAATCTTCAACAAATAATGGGTGTCCCTATAGAGTTTTATTATGATAGAGGGCAAGCAACAGCTAAGGTTCTTCTTGCAAGTGAGGCAATACCAATAACTTCACTTACAAATCTTCCAAGTAATAAACAAGGTTGCCCAGTTATATATGAGTTTCCAATTGATGATGCAGAAAAAGGACTTTATAAGATAGGATATGATCCTGTAAGACAAGATAGTGGTACATCTTTAGCAGCCATTATAGTTTATAAAGGTAATCACAGAGGAAGTAAATCTAATAATATTATCGTTGCTGAGTATGTAGGAAGAAAGGACACTACAGAGGGTATTGATCAAATAGCTGTATTCTTTGCCGAGTATTATAATACTCGGATAATGTATGAGAATGAAGTTCCAGGATTTAAAAATTTCTGTAGGAGACATAAGAAGATGCACTTACTTGCTGCACAACCTGATGCAGTAATTAGTAAAAGTATTAAAAATAGTAAGACTCAAAGGATTTTTGGTTGTCATATGAATACACAACTTAAATCTGCAGCAGAAGGGTATACTAAGGATTGGCTATTAACTAAACTTGATTATGATGAAGATCAAAAGCCTATTACTGTAATTGATAAAATATATTCAATAAGATTACTAGATGAATGTATAGGTTATCACCCCAAAGGTAACTTCGATTTACTATCTGCTTTCTTTATGTGTATTTTTCAAGTTCAAGAAGAATCTTTAAATAAAGAGTACACAGTAAAGAAAAAAGGGAGTAGGTTTGCTGAGTTGAGAGATGGACTAAGAAATTAATATAAAAAGTAGTATCTTTATAAGATAATCCAAAGACATGCAAGATACAAACATAAATATAAAGGATAAGCTTAGTAGGGCTGAAAAACATAAAAATAATAAGCAGTGGTTTAAAGATAAATCTAAAAGTTATGATATAACTTCAGAGAGTTCTACTTTATCCTCTGCTTATCATAGAACGTTGAAAGATAGGATGCAAGTCAACTATAATTTAAAAAATAATATTTTAGATATAGAAAAGTATAGTAAAGTCTGTAAACCTTTTGGAGATTTAGGAGATGATGCTGAAGGTGGACATCTAGCAGCAGAAATGACTAATAGGGATATAATTAACCCTAAATTTAAAGCTGTTTTAAGTTTAGCTACTAAGAGGCCTTTTGGATTAAAATTACTAGCTGTTAATAAGGAAGCAACAACAAGAAGAGAGGTTGAGTCTGTAAAACAGATAAGAGATTATACTATCTCTCAAATTATGACACCTATAAAACAGTCAATTGAAGAGGAGTATCAAGAAGAGATGCAAGGAGAATTGTCTGATGAACAAAGGGAAGAAATACAACAAAAAATAGCAGAAGAAGAAAAGAAGAGAACTCCAGAAGAAGTACAGAAGTACATGGCAAGAGAACATCAAGATCCTGCTGAAATACTATTTAATCAAATTTTGAACTATCAAAAAGAAAAACAAAAACTGGACACCAAGTTCGGAAAAGCATTAGAGCATGGGCTAACCTCTGCTGTGCAAACCATGTATGTTGGTGAACTAGGTGGAAAATTAAGAACGTGGAATATAAACTCTTTAGATTTAACTTATGATTGTAATAGTGATTTAGATAAAGTTCATGAGGGTGATTATGTTACTTGTAGGTACAGAATGAGTCCTGCTAGAATTGTTGAACTTTTTGGTGATAATTTATCTGAGAAAGATATAGATACTGTTTATTCTAGGATGCAAGCTGAAGCCACAGAAAGAATGAATACACTCTCTTTTGATTTTAGTACTGATAAACAAGTAAGAGAGAATGATTATTCTAATACTGTAACTGTTATACATACTGTATTCACTTCACTTAGAAGACTTAAATTTTTAACAAGAGATGAAGAGGGGGAAGAAGTTATAGAGGTAGTTGATGAAACTTACAAATTAGATTTAGATGCAGGGGACATCTCAATAGAGAGTAAGTGGTTCCCGTCTAAGTATGAAACATGGAGGATAGGTGAAGATTTATATCCTATTATGAGATTATTACCTGGACAATTTGAGGACCTTAATAACCTGGGAAATTTCCCTCTACCTTACATAGGTGTTATACATGATAATACAAATACTCATCCTGTATCTTTTATAGAAAGATTGGAAGATTACCAATTCAATATAAATGTTATCTATTATAAATTAGATAACCTTATAAATTCTGATGAAGGTAAGAAAGTCTTAATGAATATTAATGCTATTCCAGATAGTGCTAATATGTCAATGAAGGAGTGGCAGTACTTTGCAAAAACTACACCTTATATGTGGTTTGATCCAACAGAGGAAGGTTCATCTTACAATGATGTAAACACTATAGCTAAACAATTAGATATGTCATTGATGTCAGATATATCTAAGTATATAGAAATAGCTGAGAATATAAGACATCAAGCAGGAAGAAGTGTAGGTGTTACAGATAGTGTAGAAGGTCAAACTACAGCAAGAGAAGCTGTAAGGAATAATCAACAAAATTTAATACAGACTTCTAATATACTTGAACCATATTTTAATCTTCACAATCAATTTAAAAAAGATGTAGTACAACAAGTATTAGATGTTTGTAAGGTTATCTATAGGGACTCCCCTACAGAAGACTTAGCTTACTATTTAGATGATATGTCTATTGACCTTTTAAAGATGGACACAGACCTTTTAAATACTACTAAAATAGGTTTGTTTGTTTCTGATTCTAATAAGGCTTTTGAAACCAAAGAACTACTTACACAATTGTCTCATGCTGCAATGCAGAATCAAACACTTGAAATGTCTGATGTTATTGAAATGTTTGAGCAAGATAGTTTAGCAGAAACCAAAGATAGACTTAGGGTAGCTGAAGCAAGGCAAGCAGAAAAGGCACAACAGCAACAACAACAGCAACAACAAGCTGAAGCAGAAGCTGCAAAGAAAATGGAAGAGTATGCTCAGAAAGCTCATGCAAGAGAGATGGAATTGATTATACTTAAAGAAGAAGAAAACAGAAAAACTGAAATGATGAAAGCATCTATAATGGCTGCATCATTTAATCCTGATCAAGATAAAGATGAAGATGGAGAGAATGATTTCATTGAAATAGCTAAGAATGGTTTAGATGCTGACATAGCTAGAAGTAAGCATAATCTTGAATTAGATAAATTAAGCCATCAAAAAGAAATTGACAAAGAGAAGCTTAATATTGAAAAAATGAAAATCAATAAGGTAAAATAATGCTATAAGACACTATTTTAAAATAGTTAAGTTGAAAAGTTGAAAAAAATAAATAATAAATTAATTTAGTACTATGGAAGAAGGAAACATGGATCAGTTTGCAGGTTGGGGGGACGAAGAGGTCGCCGACCTTGGGTTTGAACAACCTGTAATTGAAGAGTCACCCCCTGAAGATAAAAAAGAAGTTAAGGAAATTATCCCTGAAGAGAAGGATGATACTTTTACTGATTTTGAAGGTGGTGAAGAGGAAGATGGAGAACCTGAAGGTGAAAAATCAAAAGATGAAAATTCTAAAGAGGGAGAACCTAAACCAGAACCAGAAGTTAAAACTTCTAGTG